TTCTTGCCGTCGAATGGGTACAGTTTTTCCACTGAACGGATGATAGATTTGGCCGCTGCTGCGCCCCGCGCTGTCCTGTTGGTAAACCACCATTCTGGCAGTCCAGAGCAAAGAGGCTTGTCGTTAACACGCGAGTCACTACAGTTCTCTATGTATTGATGGAACCAAGTGGTTAAGTTTGGGGCAACGGGCGCTTTGGATCCGCCTTCCTCCAAACGTTTCATGTCCCAACAGAAAGCAGAGGCGCATTCCTCCAGTAGACCACGATAGTATACCTTTGGCTCGACCTCAATCTGCATTTCTCGGCGAACCAGGTTCCCGCGCGTTGCATGCCTGACCCACTCAACCCATTGATTCAACGATGTTTCACTCGTCCTCTCGTTGAACCGCGATTTCGCCAAGTCACTCATTTCAAAAAGTGATGGCGTTAACAATAATTGTGCATTCATAATAGACTCCTTTCAATTAGTCTTTAGATTGCGACGATAGTAAATCCCCCTTACCAGGCTCGGGCAGAATCTCGTCATACCCTGTAGGTGGAATCTCACGTAGCCACCCGATGATAGATTTTAGTAATCTTTTAAACATTTGGAACCTCTACTTTCTTTATTTACGGTTATGCATGAACTACATAGTCCATGCGTCATTTGCACAAAGGTAGCAATCCAATTCATCAACACTACCTCTGCCATCAATTTTCTTCCAGTTTATCCACCCGTCATCTCGATCATATTGTACCCATGTGCCACGCTTCAGATACTTTGACGGGTGGCTTAAGCGTGCTGCGTCCTCGCCACGATATCTGTAGGAGAAAATGTCTATTAACTCTCCATCCCTAGATGTTACGCTGTCAAAGTACGCTTGTATCTCTTCAAGATTGGTGGCCTCTATACGCCAAACCCAGTCAGTCCTTGCCCAGATTTGTCCTAGCTCCTCGGGGTCGTGTCCACTAAAACTGTTAGGCGTATTGAAACAGTCCCAATCCATGAGTATATTGAACACTCTAGGCTCACCTGGTTGTATATCGTCTGCTTCTGGCGGTACAACAAATATCCCTTGCTCAATAAGTGTGGTTGGTGTTTTTATAGCAAGCTTTGGCTTACACATTTGCCGCCTCCTTTGCTTGCTGAATAATCTCGTTAGGGAACGGGTTGATTGAAGTGTGTCCTTTGACATGGCAGCGCGTCCAGTTGCCATCCAAGATCACTGTCTGTTCCGTACTAGATGATTCGCATTTCCGGGCTGGATTGTTTATAAACAACTCGAGCGCCGATGCGTTCATCTCCGTTTGACCAATTAAGGTCGGTCTTTTCTGAGCCGTGGTCGGTCTTTTCTGAGCCATAATGACTCCTTTCTGTTGACAATTGTCAACACGTAGATATTGTCCGGCAACGCGCCAGACCATTAAAAAACCTGACTAATCAATTAAGACTAGCCAGATCTGGTGACTTATGATAGTTTCACCTAAGCCGAATTTAAAATACCCACCTCGGCAAGGTGGGAAGGGTTAGAGTTTTTGATTTCATCAATCTTTTCCTCTGCTGTCGATGTGCCTAGAGGCAACGCAGAATCTCAGGAAACGTGTTCGCATTTCCTGAATTGATTGATATAAGCAGACATTTTACTTTTGACATACATCGTATTGATGAGAGTACTGCTTGGCATTGCGCCACTTGCTCCAATAACTATTGTATCCCGATGGCACTCGGCAGCATATCAAGAGGATTATATCCCTACCCTGCTCATGATTCCCCAATGCTATGGTCTATTACGCCCCTAGCATGGTGAACCAATAACGTGCTATACAATAATGTGTGTCTATCTATTACGCTGCTAAGTACCGTAGTAATTGAATCTGCTTGCCTGACTGTAAAGGTCTGTTACGCCCAATACAACTGACTGAAACAAATCACAAAGCAGGTTTGTACTGAAAAGTACGACACAACCGATAAGCCGTGCCATACGAGAGGGAAGGATTATCCCTTAAAGTTGGAAAGAATGCGTCCGATTGAAGAGTCTTTGTTGCCTGAATAATGGTCGCGCACATCAAGTGCTGTAACGCAACGCGCTACGCTTGCGCCCAAATGCTTTTTAGCACATACGTTGACGGATGCCCCAAGCGCGCTCAAATCAGTAATCTGTTTTGTAAACCATGCGCAGTAGTCAGTTGCCCATGCTTCGTACTTGCCATGGTATGCAGTCAATTTGGCTAGATTTGCATCGATATCAGCAGATGTGGTGGTATCGTTGAGGCGAGCAAGTGCGGGTTGCTTAGGACGCAATGTTCCAACGTTGTTAAACGCTGAGATGATTGCAAGCAAATCGTTAGCACTTGGCGCAGGATTTTTTACGGATACTTGAACCTTTTCCTTGGTTGTGGTTTTGCTCGTTTTAGACGCTTTTGTTGTTGCAGTTGTCATAATGCAATCCTTTCTTTTATGTGCCATAGTTGACACGAGGTAATGATGCAGGGAACATACCCTGCGATAATGTTAACGGTAACATATCTATCGCCATTGTCAACAGATATATTCAACTATTATTGACAATTTGGCGACAATATACAATTATATTGACAACGCCCTGGTATGTTAGGGATTTGTTAGGTAGCACTCCTGTCACGCGCAGGAAACATAGCACATACCTAACGTATACCTAACACTACACGCAAGGGACAAGATCAATGCGCAACACATTCGAGATACATTTCGCGGGGGGTGCCCCCTCCCCAAAGGGATCACAACACCCCACACCCCCTTCCCCGTCCATTATCCAGCCTGATTTACCTTGTCGCCATTTTGTCCACACCTTCTGCTTCACTTAGTTTGTTTCTTCTATAGGGGGAATTGCCTTGAGTTTATATTATTTGTGTGGAAAGTGTTGACAATTGGCGACACTCTGGATCAAGGAAATAAAAAAATTATTAAAATTGTTACATTTTCCTTGCAATGTATTGGCGTGTTAGTGTATTATCCCTATAGCAGGGTAGGTATCTGTTAGGGTATTCCTGTTTGATGAAGGTAAGTCCTTCCGCCTAAGCGGGCGAATTGAGCAGGGAATGTCCAATAGGGTAGCAGTCCCGTATGCGTCAGATGGCATGGTGTCATTTGGCTTTTTTTCGTATACGGACTTTATTGGAGAATACAATGTCCTCACAAATTACTACCGCTTTTGTAGAACAATATAAAAGCAATGTCATGAACCTGGTTCAACAAAAGGGCAGTCGCTTACGCGGTTGTGTTATGGTTGACTCTTCGGTTAATGGCAAGAAAAAGTTCACTGAACAGGTTGGAACAACAGAAGCGCAGAAGCGTACTAGCCGGCACAGTGATTCACCCCTCGTTAACACCCCTCACCTTAGACGTTCGTTGACCCTTGACGATTACGAATGGGGCGATTTGATTGATCAAGCAGACAAGGTTCGTCTATTGATTGACCCAACTAGTTCTTATGCGCAGAATGCGGCATGGGCTATGGGTCGCGCAATGGATGACGTTATCTTCGATGCACTTCATGGAACTGCTTACACAGGCGTTTCAGGTAGCGATGAATCCCCCTTGCCGGCAGGGCAAAAAATTGCAGTCACTGTGCAAGATGGTACCGGAACCTCCGACGCTGGCTTGAACACTGCAAAACTACGTGCAGCACGAAAGGTTCTTTTGTCGAATGAGGTTTCCCAAGACGAAGAACTGTTCTGTGCTGTGAACGCACAAATGGTTGACAACCTTCTTCAGACCACTGAAGTTGGAAGTTACGACTACAACAGTGTAAAAGCACTTGTTCGTGGCGAAATCGACACCTGGATGGGCTTTAAGTTCATCCACTCAGAGCGAGTGAACACACTAATCTCTGGTGGTACTGACCAAGCGTGCATGGTATGGGCAAAGAGTGGTCTTGAACTCGGCATCGGTTCTGATGTCAAGTCTAGCATCGCACCCCGTGCCGATAAATCCTTCTCGACATACGTTTACTACTCAATGTGCTTGGGTGCTACTCGTCTCGAAGAAGAAAAAGTTGTTGAAATCGCTTGTGACCCAACTGCGGGTATAACAGCGTAATTTACTGGGGTTTTACTTGAACCAGAAGCAACACGTCATCACTTAACCCCATGATGGCGGCTTCGGCTTCTTTAAGGAGATTTAGATATGGCTACTACCAAATCAAATCTAGTTACAAATCTGGATGCAGTACCAACTGTATTCAACGACGTTGGTCTTTCGGGCGGTCGCGTTCGAGTTGCCATGGACAATTTCGAGGTTGCATCAGGAGACTTTGACGCAGACGGAGATATTATCCGTCTTTGCCGTCTACCTGCAAATGCCCGCGTTTTGAGCATAAAACTTTGGAACGATGCAATGGGTTCATCCTCTGCACCAAATGCAGGGATTTATCCTACGAATAGCGACACCGCTTCTGATGAAGATTTCTACGCCACCGCGGTAGATACCTCATCTGCTGTTACAGGTACAGAACTCCGCTTTGAAGCGGCAGACATCAGTACCGCTGGAGACAAGCTGTGGGAAAATGCTGGAGCTTCCAGTAACCCAGGCGGTCACTACGATATTGCGTTGACCCAAACGGCATCTGCGACCGCCACCGCCTTTACAGTGGCGTTTGAAGTACTGTATACTATTGACTAAAAGACTCTAGGTTGTGTGATTGTGGGGGTGGGCTTCGGCTCATCCCCCATGATTAC